AAAGGACCCCCATGGACACAGACGTCGTCTACGCGACTTCGACATGCACAACCGCCGATCCCGCCTCCGGTCTCCTCGTCCGGCTCCACGAAGGCGAGACCTGGGACGCACGGGACCCGTTCGTTGCGGCCCGGCCCGAGCTGTTCTCGGCGACTCCGACGCGAGTGCGTCGCACCACGCAACAGGCACCGGTCGAGACCGCAACGAAGAACCCCGGCGAGAAGAAGAAGGCACCCCGTGGCGAGTAGCGACGTGATGCTCGGATACCTGCACCCGAACGAGGTGTCGGCGTCGTTCCACAAGTCGCTTCTGAACCTCGTCGGCTGGGACATGTCGCACGACCGACGTCTCGAGGGGTGGTCCACCGTCAAGTGCGCCGCAGGTGGACTCCCGGAGGGACGCAACCAGTTGATGGGTGCCCTGCTTGAGTCAGACGCCGAGTGGCTCTTCATGGTCGACGCCGACATGGGGTTCGAGCCGATGGCGCTCGACCTGCTGCTGTCGGTTGCAGACCCTGTTGAACGCCCCATCGTCGGCGGACTCTGTTTCGCCCAGCGCGAAGCCTTCGAAGACGGCATGAACGGTTTTCGCTGCCTGCCGCGGCCGACGATCTTTGACTACGTCACACACCCAGACGGCCACACCCGCTTCACCGGACGGGCCCACTATCCGGTCAACACGCTCGTGCGGTGCGCAGCCACCGGTGCTGCGCTCCTCGTAATTCACCGGTCGGTCGCTCAAAAGATCGCCGACGCCCACGGGCCGGTCTGGTTCGACCGGGTGCGCGGGACCGACAACTCTCTGATCGGGGAGGACATTTCGTTCTTCGTGCGCTGCCAAGCACTCGAGATTCCCTGCCACGTGCACACAGGGATCCGAACAACGCATCTCAAGAACCTGTGGGTGGGAGAGAGCGACTTCTGGTCTTCGTTCTCTGCGCCACCGGCGACCGAGCTCGTCGACGTGATCGTCCCGGCGATCCACCGACCGCAAAACGTGCGGCCGTTCATGGAATCGTTGAAAGCCTCGACGGGGCTTGCGCGCGCGCTGTGGATCTGTGACCCCGACGACACCGAGCAGCACGACGAGGTGATCAGACACGGGGGAGATCTCGTGATCTGTCCCGGGTCCTATGCGGTGAAGGCGAACTTTGCGTGGAACCACACCGACCGGCCCTGGATGCTCCTCGCCGGAGACGACGTGGTGTTCCGCCCCGGTTGGCTCGACCAGGCGCTCGACGTCGCCCGCAGATACGGCGCCCACGTCATCGGGACAAATGACCTCGCGAACCCGCGAGTCATGAGAGGCGAACACGCCACCCATCCGCTGGTGCGGCGTTCCTACATCGCCGAGCAGGGCTGCACGTGGGACGGCCCGGGGATCGTCTGCCACGAGGGGTACTGGCACTGGTTCAACGACGACGAGATCGTCACCGTCGCCAAGCAGCGAGGTGTCTTCCAGGCCGCGCTCGGATCCCAGATCGAACACATGCACCCGCTCGCCGGGAAGGCACCAGTCGACGAGGTCTACCGGCACAACGACAGCCACAGCGAACAAGACCGGCGCCTGTTCGAAAAGCGCCTCCTCGCATCTCGCGCACCGACAGCCAGCGACCACACGGGAGAGAAGAAGTGACCACACTGTGCAGCCGCAGCGACGTCAAGTCCTCGCTCGGGATCGCCGACTCCGTCGACGACGAACGAATCGACATCGCCCTCGACGCTGCCACGGCGATGATCCAGGACTACTGCTCACGCCAGTTCTTGATCGACTCCACCTCGTCGTCACGGGTCTACAGAGCAGAGGACATTTGTCTCGTCCACGTGGATGACATCTCTACTTCCACGAACCTCGTCGTCGCAACCGACGAGGCCGGAAACGGGACGTTCTCCACGACGTGGGCCGCGAGCGACTACCAGCTCGAGCCTCTGAACGGAAAGATCAACGGGCAGACACGGCCCTACAACACGATCAGAGCAGTGGGAGACAAGTGGTTTCCCCAAGATGCCGGTCGTGCGACGGTTCGCGTGACCGCCCTGTGGGGATGGCCGACCGTCCCCGAGGCGGTGCGCCAGGCCGCGATCATCCAGACGATCAGCGTGTTCCGATCCGCCGACGCACCGTTCGGAGCGACACCGTTTGCCGAGACCGGGATCCTCCGGTTGCGGTCATCTCTCCATCCGACGGCCGCGGCACTTTTGTCCGACTACCGAATCGACTCTGTGCGGGTGGCCTGATGCCGGCCACAGTGTCCGACGTCGCCGCAGGTCTGAAGACGAACCTGTCCCAGATCGAGGGGCTCCGTGTCGTCGACTACATCTCCGACCAGATCAACCCTCCGACGGCGTTCGTCGCAATCGACAACGTGACCTACCACCGGTCGTTTGCCGGCGGCGACCCCGTCTACACCTACACCGTCACGGTCATCGTCTCGAGAGCTGACGCACGAACAGCCCAGGCGGCCCTCGACGGCTTCTTGTCGTTCAGCGGCGGGACATCCATACGCGAGGCGATCGAGGCAGACACGACCTGCAACGGCACTGCCCAGACATGCGTCGTCGAACGAGGCGGAAACGTCTCTGCCGTCACCGTCAACGACGTGGTGTACCTCTCCGTCGATTTCACCGTCACAGCTCACGCCTGAAGGAGGCTCGATGAACACCTACAGGATCACCGGTCCGCGCCGGGTCGCAGGCCGACTACCAGGAGAGAGCGTCACCGACGACGACTTGGTGTCCTGCAACATCGCCGCCCTTGTCATGGGCGGGCATCTCGCCCCAAACCCCACCAGGGCCGCAAAGCCCGAGACCAACGAGGAGAAATAGACGATGGCACGAGTCGTCCTCACCAACCCCCAGATCTACATCAACTCGGTGGATCTGTCGTCGAGAATTGCCCAAGTCTCGATCGACATGTCGTTTGCCGAAATTGAAACGACCGCCTTCGGCGACACGGCGGTGACGCGGGTCGCTGGGCTCGGTGACCACAGTTTCAGCGCATCGTTCCACCAGGACTTCGCCGCCGGAGAGACCGAAGCGACCATCTTTCCGCTGATCGGGCAGACGACGGCGGTCAAGGTCAAGGCCGTGAACGCAACGACCACCACGACCAACCCCGAGTACCAGTTCACCGTGCTCGTGACCGAGTGGAGCCCGATCTCAGGGTCCGTCGGCGACCTCATCACCGCAGACGTCACCTGGCCGATCTCGGGCGCTCTCGTGCAGGCGACCACCTGATGATCAGTTGGAGCATCACCGTCACGAAAACGGACGGGTCGGTAGAGACGTACCCGGTCACCCCCCGGGTCATCGTGTCATTCGAGCGGCACTTCAAGACCGGCCTCGGTCAGGCGTTCGCCAACGAACAGAAACTCGAACACGTCTACTGGCTCGCCTGGGAGGCAGAACGTGCTTCCGGCAAGCTCGTGAAACTGTTTGACGAGTATCTGGACACCGTCGCCAGTGTCGAGGTCACCACGACGTCCCCTTCCGACGGGACTCTCTGACCTACCTCGTTGCGGTCATCTCCGTCGAGACGGGGATCGCACCTAACGACCTGCTCGACGCCCCTCCTGGGATGTTGGAGGCGATCGTCGACGTGCTGAGACGACGTTCAGAAGAGTCCCGAAAGAAACGGACGACATGAGTAAGGCAACACGCACCGCCGACGGTGTCTATGTCAAAGGGCTCGACGAGTTCCGACGAGAGCTCAAGCGCCTCGAGCAGTCAGGCGGACCCGACGGCAGAGACATGTTGAAGGCCGCGAACCACAAAGTGGCTTCCTACGTCATCTCGAAGTCGAAGAGCCGGGCATCGACCATCGGGCGCATGCAAGCAGCCGCCGCCTCGACGATGCGCGCCGGACAAGCGCAGTCCCGGGCCACGATCACAGGCGGGGCAGGCGTCCCGTTCTTCTTCGGAGCAGAGTTCGGCTCCAAGCGCGACATCTTGCGGCGTGAACGCCGACCGGCTGGCTGGGCAGGTGCGGGACGGTGGCGCGGCTACAACCAGTTTCTCCCGTGGCGATCACCAGGCACAGGGAGGACCGGGTACTTCCTGTTTCCGACCATGCGCGCCGAAAGCCCCGCGATCGTCGAGATGTATGCCGACGAACTCGACGGAATCATCGCAGACGCCTTTCCCGACTGATCCAGGAGACCCATGGCCGCCACACGCAAACTCACCGTCGAGGTCCTCGGCGACGCGCGCGGCGCTCAAGGGGCCTTCAAGGAAATCTCCGCAGGGACCGAACACCTCGGAAAACAATTCGTCGACTTCGGAAGAAAAGTCGCCGTCGCCTTCACCGCAGTCGCAGCCGGGACGGCACTGTTCGCAAAACAAGCCCTTGACGCCGCCTACGAAGCCCAGAAAGTCTCGGCACAAACGGAAGCGATCATCAAGGCGACCGGCAAAGCAGCCGGGCTGACCGCAGACGAGGTGCGCAAACTCGCAGACAGCCTGTCGTATGCGAGCGGAGTCGACGACGAAGTCATCCAGTCGTCGATGAACATGCTGCTCACGTTCAAGCAGGTGCGCAACGAAGTCGGTGAAGGCAACGACGTTTTCAACCGTGCAAGTCAGGCCATGCTCGACCTTGGCAACGTGTTCGGCTCGACCGACTCGGCCGCGATGCAGCTCGGCAAGGCTCTGTCCGACCCGGTGAAGGGGATCGGCGCCCTCCGACGAGCAGGTGTCAACTTCACCGCCGCCCAACAGGACCAGATCAAGGCACTCGTCGCGTCGGGCAACCTGTTGTCGGCACAAAAGATCATCCTCGCCGAGGTCGAATCCCAAGTCGGAGGCACCGCCGCGGCGACCGCCACCAACGCCGCCCGAATGAGGATCGCGTTCGAGAACCTCCAGGAACGAGTCGGGGCGCTCCTTCTGCCCGCCTTCGAGGGACTTGCTCGGGTGGTGACCGAACGGCTGATCCCGGCGTTCGAGAATGTCGTCGACAAGTACGGGCCGCGGATCATCGACTTCTTCAAGCGCCTCTGGAGCGGGATCAGCGGCATCGCCTCGGCCATCGGCACGACGCTCGAGCCGATCCTGTCGCGCATCGGGGGATGGCTCGCCGACAACACCGACGTCGTCGCTGCGTTCTTCGCCGTGTTTGCAGGCGCCGCAGTCATCGCAAGCATCGCAGCGCTCGGCGCGGCGGTGGCGGGGCTGTTCAACCCGATCACACTCATCATCGCCGCTGTGGCGGCAGTGGTCGCCGGATTCGTCTACGCCTACAAGCACTTCGACGCCTTCAGAAACATCGTCGATGCAGTCGGTCGGTTCTTCACAGACACAGTCGCACCCGCGATCGGATCCGCTTTCTCGTGGCTCGGCGACCAGATCGGTGCCTTTGCCGGCGGGGTCGGATCACGCTGGGAGGACATCCGTTCCGCCACACAAAACGTGTTCACCTTCATCAAGGGATACATCCAAGTTCTGCTGGCGGGCATCCAATGGCTCTGGGACACCTTCGGTCAGACCATCATCGGTTCGGTCAAAAGGGCATGGGAAGCCATCGCAACGATCATCCGCGGCGCCCTCGAGATGGTTCGCGGGATCTTCGACATCTTTCTCGGGATCCTCTCGGGCAACTGGGGACGAGCCTGGGACGGACTCAAATCACTAGTCCACGGTGCGCTCCAAGGGGTGCTCGGCGTCGCCCGCGCCCTCTGGAACCCGATCGTGACCACCTTCGACGCGATCTGGCAGGGGGTCAAGGCCGCCGCCGTCGCCCCGTTGAACGCTCTCGTCTGGTTGGTCCGTGGCGCCATCAACACCGTGGTCGACGTGATCAACCGTTTCATCAGCATCTGGAACGGGATCCAATTCACCGCCCCGAAGGTGCGTATCCCAGGAACCAACTGGACGGTCGGCGGTTTCACGATCGGTCTTCCTGACATTCGTCACCTGACGCACCTGGCAGAGGGCGGGATCGTGTCGTCGCCAACACTGGCCCTCATCGCTGAGTCGGGACCAGAGGCAGTCGTGCCGTTGTCTCAACTTCCGGCGATGGGAGGGGACACCCACGTCGAGATCCACGTCTCAAGCGCCGATCCGAGCGCAGTCGTCGACGCTCTCAAGAGGTACTACCGACAAAACGGTGCCATCCCGATCA